TTACGGTTCTTTCGGGTAATGGTAAAACGTTCTCGGTGGAGCAAGCTTGTGCTCAACTAAATAGAGAGTTGATTCGGGTGAATATCACCATTGAGACCGATGAAGATGATCTTATTGGTGGTTTTCGTCTTGTTAATGGCGAAACTGTCTGGCATAACGGTCCAGTCATCGAAGCACTTGAACGAGGTGCTGTGCTACTCCTGGACGAAATCGACCTCGCCAGCAACAAAATCCTTTGTTTGCAATCCGTCCTTGAGGGAAAAGGAGTCTTTCTGAAGAAGATTGGTAAGTTCGTAAAACCTGCTGCTGGTTTTAATGTGTTCGCCACCGCCAACACAAAAGGTAAGGGTTCTGATGATGGTCGCTTCATTGGCACCAACGTTCTTAACGAAGCATTTCTTGAGCGTTTCCCTGTGACCTTTGAGCAATCTTATCCATCTCCTGCAACTGAGCAGAAGATCCTTGAGGGCATCGCTCTGGATCTGGGTGTGGAGGATCGTGAGTTCTGCAAGCGTCTGGTTGATTGGGGTGATATTATCCGCAAGACTTTCTATGATGGTGGTATTGAAGAAATCATCAGCACTCGCCGCTTGGTTCATATCATCCGTGCTTACAGTATCTTCCAAGATAAGGCAAAGGCAATCCAAGTTTGCGTGAATCGTTTTGATGACGAAACCAAGCAAGCATTCCTGGAACTTTACGATAAGGTTGATGCGGATTTCCAAATGCCAGTTGACGAACAACCTCCGTTCTGATAGAATATGAGGAGATAAAACTATCTCCTCTTTTTATTATGGACCAGTATCCTCAAAACTACGAGTATGGATCTGAGTATCTTTTCTCTATTAATTCAAACGACATGATTGAAATTGAAAAAAAACCTGTGAGTATGACTGAACCTACCAATCATCTTTGGAAATACGATGAAGATAAAATCCTGAAAGACATTCAGGAGTATGTGACTGGAACTTACAAGAGTCACTATTGTGGTCAAGAAGCAAACTATAAAGACATTCAGACAATCGACCTGATGGCAGCTAAGGGACTTGCTGTAGATTTCTGTCAAGCAAATATTTTAAAATATGGAAGTCGTTACGGTCAAAAGGATGGTCGTAACAAGATTGATCTTATGAAGGTCATTCATTATGCTATGCTTCTCATTCATTTTGATGGGCATTATTCTCGCACTAACAATGGACTAACTGAATTTCGTTGATTATGAAACTTAAAGAAACTAGCATGAAGCTTTCTAACAAAACACTTAATATTCTCAAAAACTTTTCCGACATTAACCAATCTATTTTGTTTAAGAAAGGTAATGTACTTAGTACTATTTCTGTAATGAAAAATATTCTTGCAGAAGTTCAAGTTGAAGAAGAGTTCCCTAAAGACTTTGGAATTTATGATCTTAATCAATTTCTTAGAACTTTAGATCTTTATCAAAATCCAGAACTTGATTTTAAGGAAGAGTACGCACTCATTCGTGACGGAAAATCTAAGTCAAAGTATTTCTTTGCGGACTCTAATGTTATTGTTACTCCTCCAGAAAATGCAATCAATGTTCCATCAGAAGATGTTTATTTTGATCTTACTACCGAGCAACTAGAAAAGATTCTAAAGGCAGCTGCAGTTTTACATCTACCAGATCTATCTGTTATTGGTCAAGACGGAGTGGTAAAACTGGTTGCAAGAGACAAACGAAATGATACTTCTAATGATTTTTCTATTGTTGTAGGTGAAACAGATCTAAACTTTGTTTTCAATTTTAAAGCTGAAAATATTAAGATTCTTCCTGGATCATATGAAGTCATGATCTCAAAAAAACTCTTATCAAGATTTACTAGTAAAGATCATAAACTAGTTTATTATATTGCTTTAGAACCAGATTCTTCTTTCGAAAATGGTTGAACCTATTTCAAATAAAGTTTCTTGGGGAAGAAATGTTGTAAAATCTTCTCCAGACTTTTTTATTATAGATAACTTTTTAAATCCTATTCACTTTAAAAAGTTTCAAAGTTCTATAAAATCTATGACTCAACCTTGGTCATTTTTAGATAGTATTTCTTCTAGAGATGATTATTTGACTACTGGAAAAAAAACTTCTTATGGATTCAACTTTATTTTTTGTTTAGACGATACATATGTTGAAGTTAAAAACTCAGCATATGTTGGTGCTTTGAATGAACAAGTAAAAAAATATTTTTGTCTCCCAGATTCAACTCAGATTCATAGATCGAATGCATTTATGACTACTTATCGAGGAGAAGAACTTACAACATTCACTCCTCATGTAGATACATTTTTGGAACATTATACATCTATTTTTTATTTGCACTCGACAAATGCACCGACAATATTGTATAATGAAGAGCACTATGATTCTACTCCCTTTAATGGAAAAACTACTATAAAAGAAAAGGTAGATTCCATAGAAAACAGACTTTTGTTTTTTAGAGGAAATATTTTACACTCTGGAACATGTGCTACTGATTCTCCATTTAGAATTGTAATAAACACAAACTACCTTATTTGAAACAAACTAATTTTTATTATGAGCAACACTGATTTTCTTTGGGTTGAATCGTATAGACCCAAAACGATTGATGATTGTATCCTTCCAGATCATATCAAATCAACGTTTAAAGGATTTCTTGATAAGGGAGAAATCCCAAATTTATTGCTTTCTGGTCCTCCTGGTATTGGTAAGACTACAGTAGCAAAAGCACTTTGCAGTGAACTGGGAGTAGATTGTTATGTCATTAATGGATCTGACGAAGGACGATTTTTGGACACGGTACGGAACCAAGCAAAAAACTTTGCTTCGACCGTTTCACTTCAAGGGTCTGGTAAACATAAAGTTATCATTATTGACGAAGCAGATAACACAGGAAACGACGTACAACTCCTTCTACGGGCAAATATTGAGACGTTTTATAACAACTGTAGATTTATCTTCACTTGCAACTATAAAAATAAAATCATCGAACCACTTCACTCAAGATGCGCCGTTGTTGACTTTACTATCAAAGGAAAAGAAAAAGCAAAGTTGGCGGCAGAGTTTTATAAACGCCTTCAAGCAATTTTGCAAGAACAAAATATTGAATATGAAGAAAAAGTTCTAGTTGAACTAGTGAACAAATATTTTCCAGATTGGAGAAGAGTTTTAAATGAATGTCAAAGATATTCTATTGGAGGAAAAATTGACACTGGCATTCTAGCTACATTATCTGATGTTTCAATCAATGAACTTATTAAAAATTTGAAAAATAAAAAGTTCAACGATGTTCGAAAATGGGTTGTCAATAATCTAGATAACGACTCTGAGGTACTTCTTCGACGTATCTATGATGCATTACACACTTCTCTCGAAAATAAAAGTATCCCTGCTGCAGTATTGATTATTGCCAAATATCAATATCAAATTGCTTTTGTTGCAGATCAAGAAATTAATCTATTGGCTGCATTGACAGAACTTATGTGCGAGTGTGAGTTTAAATGAATACCTTATTTGGAAAAACTGATTCTATTCAGATTTATGTTAAAGATCACGGTTGTTTTTTAGATTTTAAACCAGTCATTAGATTTATGACAGTTATACCAGATTATTATGTGTCTATCTATGGTCACATTTATAGTAATAAATCTAAAAAAATATTGACTCATTGTTATAAGTATGAAAGCAACAAAAAAACTAAAGAACGTTTAAAATGTGTTTATGTTAAACTATATGTTGATTTAAATTTACTTAGTCATGAATACGCATATACTAATACTAGCAAAAATAAAGCAAAAATTCATTTAGATATTCATAGAGGAGTTATTGAAGCATGGAAACCTCTAGATGAAAATCCTCCAGTTTCTTATGAAGAATGGAAAGTAACTCCAGAATCTGTTAAAGAAATTGTTAGATCATCGATGATAGTTGATCATATTGATGCCGATCCAACAAATAATCATGTAAGTAATCTTCGTTGGGTTGTATGTAAAGAAAACTCACCACATAGAAAAGGAGATATTTAAAATGAAATCTATTAAGACACCTTTGAGATATCCTGGAGGAAAGTCTCGTGCTTGCGTGAAGATGGATCCTTATTTTCCAGACCTTCGTAACTACGATGAGTTCCGAGAACCTTTTCTGGGTGGAGGTTCTGTGGCAATTCATATCACAAAGAAGTATCCAAACTTAAATATTTGGGTCAATGATCTATATGAACCTTTGGTAAACTTCTGGCAGCAACTTCAGATTTTTGGTGATGATCTAAAAAATGAATTAGTTGATTGTAAAACTGCATATAATACACCAGAACTTGCTGAAGAACTATTTCGTAAATCAAAAGAAAATATTAATGATAAGTCTGAATCTAACTTTAATCGTGCCGTTTCTTTTTATATTGTTAACAAATGTTCCTTTAGTGGTCTCACGGAAAGTTCATCTTTTTCAGCACAAGCAAGTAATTCTAACTTTTCTTTGCGAGGAATCTACAAACTGCCTGAATACTCTAAGTTAATTTCTAAATGGCGTATAACTAATTATTCGTATGATTATTTGATGGATGGAACAAAAGATGCTTTTATGTATCTCGATCCTCCTTATGACATTAAGGATAATCTCTATGGGCGTAAGGGATCAATGCATAAAGGATTTGATCACGATAAGTTTGCTACTGATTGCGATTCTTGTTCTATGGATCAACTGATTAGTTACAACTCAGATCAGTTAGTAAAAACACGTTTTACTGGTGGGAAATGGAATGCAACTGAATTTGATTTAACATATACTATGAGATCTGTGGGAGAATATATGAGAAATCAAAAAACACGTAAAGAACTTTTGCTATTTAACTATGAAATGTCAAGTAAAGTTGTATAAGGCAGGAAAAGTATTTTTTGAAGAAATAATCGCTACAGATTATCAAGATGCAAAAAATGTTGCTCTTGCTCGTAACCCTGGAGCAAAGATTGTAAGTGTCACAGCAGTTTTTAAATAATGGAACTAAAAGATTGGTTAAACTCCATAAACTATGATAAGAAAAATGTTCTGGAAGAAAATCCAGATAACATAAAAGATTATCCTTCATATATCATTAACAGGTGTTTGTCTGGACATATTGATTGCGTTTTATATGCAAATGAAATGAATATGTATCCAAATCTATCAAAGGATATGCAATATCATTTTTATTTAAATTGTATTAGAAAGAAAAAAAGATTTTCTCCTTGGATGAAAAAAGAAAAAATCTCAGATATAGAAGCTATAAAAAAATACTATCATTATAGTGATGAAAAGTCCCATCAAGTTTTAAAAATACTAAATAGTTCACAGATTAACATTATAAAATCTAAACTTGAAATTGGTGGACAAAATGGAAAATAGAATTACTGAACCTCAGGTAAAATGGACTCCTGATATGATGGTTGAAATAACTTTGGGAGAACCAGATGACTTTCTTAAAGTTAGAGAAACACTGACTAGAATTGGCGTTGCTTCTAGAAAAGAAAAGAAGCTGTATCAAAGCGCACATATTCTACATAAACAGGGTAAGTATTACATTACTCATTTTAAAGAACTATTTGCTTTAGATGGTAAAAATACGAACCTTACAGTCAATGACATTCAAAGAAGAAATAGAATTGTTAAACTTCTGTTTGATTGGGGATTGATTGATGTAGTTAAACCAGAATCCATTAATGATATTGCTCCACTAAATCAAATCAAAGTCCTTCCATACAAAGAAAAGAATGAATGGATTTTGGAGCAAAAATATAATATCGGTAAAAAAGTTAAGCAAGAAGACTCATAAATATATTTGAGATCTTTCGTGCGATCTCTACGTAAGTCGGAACACCCTAAAAGAGGTTCGGTTTTACCGATACCTCTTTTTTTTATTTCTTGTATAATTAGTAATGGATGCCGAAAGGGTCCACACAATACAAACTCGCTTTAAAAGGAGCTACAATAATGACTAACCTCACAAGGTATACTGCTGCGGATCTTCCTGCACTGATGGAAAGAATCACGCGCAATAGTATTGGAATGGACGAATATTTTGATCGTCTATTCAATCTTCAGGAGACTACAAAAAATTATCCGCCTTATAATCTCATACAAATAAATAATGTGGAATCGCATTTAGAGATTGCATTAGCAGGATTTAAGAGAGGAGAGGTCAATGTCTTCACGGAGTATGGAAAACTTTTTGTCGAAGGGCAAAAATCAGATACTGAGTCGGACAAGACGTTTATCCACAAGGGACTGGCTCAAAGAAGTTTTCAACGAGCGTGGACTCTATCCGACGACACAGAGGTCAGAGACGTTACCTTCGAAGACGGACTCCTCAGAATCATCCTCGGAAAAATAGTTCCAGATCATCATGCTAGAAAAGATTATCTCTAAATAATATTGAATATCGTCGGCGCTATGCCACGGGAGGTAACTGGCAAAATCCAGTTGACACCTCCCATTTTTTCTGGTATTGTATAAATTACACTATAAAATAATTATGGCAATTAAATTAGCTGTTATCAAAACTGGTGAGCAGATCATTAGTAGAATTGAAGAAATGATTCATGATGATAAAGTAGTTGGGTACTTTATGGTTAAACCATGTATTGTTAATACTTCTGATCCAGTGGTTGATTCAGAAACAAAAAAAGCTTCATTTGATATTAATCTTAGTCCTTGGATTCCTTTGGGCAAAGGAATTCGATTTCCTATTCCTTTAGACTGGATTGTGACTTTTATTGATCCAGTAGATGAACTTAGAAATTTATATACTATCGATATTTTAAAAGAAGTTGAAGAAATTCAAGAACAGTCAATTATTATTTCTGAGGATGATTGATAATGAATTTAGTAGTAATTTTTTTAAATGGACTTAAACTAATTGCAAGAATTGAAAATGTAGATGGTGCAGATTTTGGAGAATCTGATTGTATATTGATTGATCCATATTTAATAAAAGAACCTTCGGTTGGTGGAATGGGTCCCACTATAGAACCTTGGTTATCTTCAGTAACAAAGCAAAAAGACTTTGAAATTCATAGTGATAAAATCTTGACCTTGGCGGAACCAAGTGCTAGACTGTCTGAACTATATGACGAGATGACGAAGTAATGAGGTTTTATACCAACGTCCAGATGGTTGGAGATCAGTTTCTTGTTCGTGGTTATGAAAATGGCAAAAGTTTTATGACCAGAGAGAAATTTTATCCGACTCTTTTTGTTTCTTCAAATAAAAAAACTTATTATAAAACTCTAGAAGGAGAATATGTAGAACCAATTAAACCTGGAACTGTTAGAGAGTGTAAAGAATTTATTAGAAAGTATGAAGATGTAGAAGGATTTAAAGTATACGGAAACGAAAGGTTTATATATCAATATATCTCCGACAATTATAGAGAAAAAGAAATTAGATTTGATATTAGTAAGATTAAACTTTATACAATTGATATTGAGGTTGCATCTGAAAATGGATTTCCAGATGTAGAATCTGCAGCAGAAGAAATTTTATTGATTACCATTCAGGATTATACTAGCAAAGAAATTATTACATGGGGACAAGGACCATTTAAATTAAAACAAGGGAATCATTATTATAAGCAATTTAATCATGAATATGATTTGTTGAATGATTTTATTAGTTGGTGGCAAGACAATATCCCAGAAGTTGTAACTGGATGGAATAGTAAACTTTATGATATTCCATATATTGTTAGGAGGATGGATAGGATTCTTGGGGAGAAGTTGATGAAGAGACTATCTCCCTGGGGATTAGTTACTCAAAAAGAGCTTTTTATTAATGGTAGAAAGCAAATGACTTACGACATTGGTGGAATGTCACAATTGGATTATCTTGATTTGTATAAAAAGTTTACTTATAAAGCTCAAGAGTCTTATCGCCTCGATCATATTGCCAACGTAGAATTGGGTCAGAAAAAGCTTGATCACTCCGAATTTGATACGTTTAAGGATTTTTATACTAAAGGGTGGCAAAAGTTTGTAGAATACAACATCATTGACGTAGAACTTGTTGACCGTTTGGAAGACAAAATGAAACTGATTGAACTTGCTCTTACTATGGCATATGACGCTAAAGTAAATTATGAAGATGTATTTTATCAGGTAAGAATGTGGGATACAATTATCTACAATTATCTTAGAGATAGGAATATTGTTATTCCCCCAAAAGAAAAAACTGGTAAAGATTCCAAATATGCTGGAGCATATGTTAAAGAACCAATCCCTGGAAAATATGATTGGGTTGTGAACTTTGACTTGAATTCTCTGTATCCGCACTTGATTATGCAATATAATATTTCTCCAGAAACACTTTTGGAGCATAGGCACCCTTCAGTAAGTGTTGACAAAATTCTTAATAAAGAATTAGATTTTAGTAATCTTTCTGGTCAAACGGTTTGTGCTAATGGTGCATTTTATGACACCAATAAACGGGGATTCCTCCCAGAGTTGATGGAAAAAATGTATAATGAACGTGTCATTTTTAAGAAGAAAATGATCGAAGCAAAAAAAGAGAATGAAAAAAAACCAAGTAAAGAACTTGTAAAAGAAATTGCCAGATGTAATAATATTCAGATGGCAAAAAAGATTTCTCTAAACTCTGCTTATGGTGCCATTGGAAATCAATACTTTCGTTATTTTAAACTTGCAAATGCAGAAGCAATTACTCTGTCTGGACAAGTCTCTATTCGTTGGATTGAGGGTAAAATGAATTCATACCTGAATAATATTTTAAAAACTGATGGTGTTGATTATGTTATTGCTTCTGATACTGATTCTATATATCTTAATATGGGTCCTCTTGTTGACTGTGTATACAAAGGAAGAGAGAAGACTACTGAAGGCGTTGTTGCGTTCCTTGATAAGGTCTGTGAAATGGAACTTGAAAAGTATATTGAAGGTTCTTACAAAGAATTGGCCGACTACGTAAATGCGTATGACCAAAAAATGTTCATGAAGCGTGAGAATATTGCTGATCGTGGTATTTGGACTGCTAAAAAGCGTTATATTCTTAATGTTTGGGATAGTGAGGGTGTTCGCTATGAAAAACCAAAGTTGAAGATTATGGGAATTGAAGCGGTAAAGTCTTCAACTCCTGCACCATGTAGGGATATGATTAAAGAAGCACTTAAACTTATGATGAATGGAACAGAGAATGATGTGATTGAGTTTATTGATGCTTCTAGAAAAGAGTTTAAAAAACTTCCCGCAGAGTCTATTGCATTCCCTAGAACAGCTTCTGATGTACAAAAGTATAAATGCCCAAACTCAATATACAAAAAAGGAACACC